TCTGAGGTCATTTGTGAATGTTACACGTCCCTCGTATCTGTCTTTTTGTTTTTCAGAGTCTTTTTCCCAAGAATAACCAAGTTCAAATTCTACCGAAAATTTCCTTAGTTTAAAGTCTTTTTTGTTATTTTCATTTTTCATCTTTCACAAATTTTCCATTAATCATTTTACCTGTTCTATTTTTAATTTCGTTGTATGCGATATTCAAACACTCCTCAAGGGTTGTATTCTCATTGATAGTTATGTTTTGTAGGTTTCTCAATATATTAATTACAATGCTGAATATAGTTGCTTTTAGTGGATTGTAATTACTATAGGATACATCTCTTAGGAAAAATGAAATTATATCATTTACACTTAAAGCAAAATGTATGTTTATATCCTCTCTATCATCATACTTAATTTGCTCATAAACTTTCAAAAAGTCTATTTTAGCGAAATAACAATAATTTAAAAGGCAAATCATAGTATCACCTATCGCATCCTGTATAGCTGGTTTGTCATTGTCATAACACGCTTTGATAAGTTCTCCAACTTCTTCGTGTGTTTTAATTAATTGATTAAAAGCTGTGCTTTCATCAAAAATTCCTCTTTCTTTTGCCCACTCTTGGATAAGTGGTACAAGCTCTTGAATTGTTTTCATTGTTTTAAAAATTTTAATCGTTTTGCTTTTTTGTTAGTTGCTCCTTTCTCAATCCCATACAATAGGAATAGTAGTTAATCTTCACTTCGTTCTCAAGAATGTAATCGTACCACTCTATAATTTTACCTTTGGGTTGATTGCTCTTGAGGTCAAAGTATATATCTGAGAGGCTGAAGAAGTAGTCAGAGATTAGGAATATATCTACACTATCATTACCTACTGAAAATTCATAAGTGAAATCGTGCTTTTCACAGAATTCCATAAGCATCCTATCTACGGCTACCTCAAAGGCTCTTAATGGGGAGTTAGATTGCTTTTTCATTTTTATTATTTATATTATCTAAGTATAAATATACCAATTCGCTAAAATCATCAGAATAGGAATGAAAGGCATTCATATATTCTTCATTATCTTTTATATATTTTTCAAACTCGGCTACTACATCGGAAGCACTTTTTTTGAGTAGTTTTAAATTTTTTTTGAGTTTATATTTTATTTCACCCTCATCAATCATATGCAAAAGTTCATCGAGGGAACGAGTTTGTGCAAATACAAGAAATAAATAATGATTGATATTCTCTTTTTTAAGCACTGGTTTGCATAGATTTTCTCTATACTGACAAACGGCTAATTGTTGTAATTTTAGGGCTTCCTTGTCTGTGATTTGTAGCCCTCTTGCTCGTAATTCGGTAGTAAATTTAGTATTCATTTTATTTTTTTAAAAAGGTAATGTATTTTCTTCAAAAGCATCTTTAATACTGACTTTTGGTAATGGTTTTTCAGGAGGTTTTACTTCCGTTGAAATGGGGGGATTATTTGTATAATTCGTTGTTGATGCAATTTCATCTTTAAAATCAAGTTCATAAATCATAGCATCATTTTCATTTAATACAAATTTAAAATTATCAAATGGACGACCACGAGCATATAAATGCTCTACTTCAATAATATTTGAATTATTCTCATCTGGGATAAGAGAAAAAACACTTTCTGCTTTCTTTACTATGGCACTTCCTAAATGCCCTGTGGGCTTTCTTGCTCCATATACATTGTGAATAATTGTACATATGTGAATGTTATACTGATTTGCCCATTTGAGTAATATATTAGCTATTTGTGTACTTTGTTCTAAATTATTTACATCATTGACTAAATCTGCAATACCATCGATAAACACTAAAGCTAATTCCTCTCTGTATTTTTCTAAAATTTTTTCAATAAAAATAATACGTTCTTCAACGGATAATTCCACCACTTGAAAAGCGAAATATTTAGAATAAGAACCTCCTACAATATACTCTACTCGTTTAAAAGTTCGTTGAGCATAATAAGCGGATTGTTCAGTATCAATATCAATAATTAGCTCTTCTGTTTTTCTATGACTTTTAATGCTTGGAAAAAAATTTGTAGATTGTCCTCCAATATATGAAGCGCATAACTGACTTTTAAAAAAAGATTTTTTAGATTTTGAGGGTGCTGAAATCACACTTATACTCCCTTTTGTCATTACGATAGTATCTTTATACTCTCCTTTATACAAGTGTTTTCCTATGCTAATTATAGGCTTTGGAGGTGTAATTTCTTTATCCAAAAATACCCTACAGTTTTCAAGTTTTTCATCAAACCAAAGTCTATCAAAAGAGGATTGTGGCGCTTTTTTGTCAATTGGTTCTATCATAATTTTTTAACTTATAAAGTGGTATTTGTTAAAATTAAATGCGTTACTTCATTCCTTATAAAATGCTCCGCTTCTTCTTTTGTATATGGGGTATTTAATACTCTTGCTAAATCTTTTTCAATAGCTTTTATTTTTCTTTTTCGTGCTTCCAAAACATTAAATAAATCATCTTTATTGAATTCATTTTCAAGTGTTTCACTTTCTTGTGCAGGTATTCGATTTTGATACATTATTTTTTGTAAAGCTCTTTCTTCTTGTTCATAATCTTTGTACAACATTTCAAAACGAATTAAAGGAACTCGCTCCTGCATTTCTTTTAACAAATCATCATAGGTTGTTTGTGAAATTTCGTTAATTTCATTAATAATTTGTCTTGCATTTATGGGGTTTCCATTTTTGTTCTGAAAAAGTGATTTTTGTAGAAAAATCCAAATAAAAAACTTTGTAACTAATGGAGTTTGTTCTATGATTTTTTTTTGCATTTCCTCAAAATAAGCAAGAATGGAATTGAAAGCATCGCAATCCTCATCATAGCCTTTTTTTTGAATAATCCATTTTAAGCGTTTTAAAGCTGAATTTATTTCGATTGGTATATTTATATTATCTTTCATTTTTAATTAAATTTTAATACGTTTCTGATTGAATTTAGCTATAAATCACCTGCTATTCTTTTTGCTCTGGAAATGTTTTTTGTGTTTGTGTTAGAACTATAAACCTGCTCATTGTTATAAAAAGCCTGTAAATACTTCGTGAAATTGTCATACCTGAGAAAATGCTCTGGTGTTCCTTGCATCGCATTTGCACCTGTGAGGTCGCTCAAATCTTGCCCGAAAAATGCTTGCAAGGCTTGTTTAACTTCATCTATTGAATGCTTTTCTAGAATATCTTGATAATTAGAACGCTGATTATAAGTCAGTTTAGTTGTTCCAGTTACTTTTTTAAGCACTTTAAGCCTTAGGTATTCCCAACATTTAAGAAAAAGTACTTCTTCTTCTTGGCATATAGGGTCAATTCGTAATCCCACTTTTTTTAAATCAACTTCGCCAGTTTCTAAAAAATACCATTCGATAGGTTGAATTTTTTTTGGAAAATTTGATTCAGCTTTTTTTTCTTCTGAGTCAAATTCGGCTTTTTTTTCCTCTAAGAAAGAATTATATATTTTACTTTTCTTTACTTTACTTTGTGTCATTTTTTCCGGATTTATACCCATTTCTTCCGAATTTATACCCATTTCTTCCGAAGAAATGAGGTTATATTCCGAAAAGGCAACAGTTCTCTTGGACGCTTTACACATCGATAAGTACCTTTTTTGTACTCCTATCGAGGTGAAAACACCCTTATTAAACATTTCCTCTGAAAATAATCCTACTTTCACACAGTAGTCTAAGACCGCATCTATAAACTCAACTTTATCCCCAGTTTGCTCTGAGACTATAAAGCCAAAATCTTCATCGTTAACAACATAGTACCCATTTTTATAGATAAAAGCCAAAACGCATATATAGACGCTCAACGCTCGCCCCGAATGATTTTTGATTAATTTTCTGATTTTAATGTCTGAAAAAATGTCCACATCTAAAGAAAAGTAATTGAAACCTTGTTTTATGTTTCTTCCCATTACTTTTAATTTTAGATATTTTAAACTTGTTTTACAGCTTCAAATCAAATCCGTTTTAATGTAAATCCTTTCATAGTTATTAAATTTAAAAATACCCCTCACCCCTGACAAGCAAGGGGTAAAATAATAAATGAGTACTTAGAATAAAGATAGTTGTAGTTGTTTTTCTGTCATTCTCCTTGCATTTTTTACTGCTGTTTCAAAGTACTTGTCTTTGAGTTCTATTCCTATACCATAACGTCCTAATTCAATTGATTTATAAACTTCACTTCCTATTCCTAAGAAAGGGGTAAATACTATTTCACCTGAATTACTCCACATTTGTACGCAACGCTTGATAACTGATAATTGCAATGGCGCTATATGCTTCTCGTCTCCTAAGTCTGTACCCTCTGAATTATTCAATACATCCGTTCTCTTTATATCCATCCAAGTATTTACCTTATAATCTTCTTTAATTTCATTGAGGTGCTCAATATCATTCTTATCAACATTCCATACTGGAGATGCCCATTGTTGCCATATATCCAAAGGAAAGTTATCCTGATTCTTGTTGTTTATAGGCGTCCATTCCTCCTCATTTCCTTCCCACTTTCTGAATATAGTAACATATTCAGGAAGCCCTACCCCTGTATAACTACTATCCTTACGAAGTTGTTTATACAATAATCGTTGTGTTTTTGTACGTTGCATTTCTAAAACTGGATCTGTCCAGATATTCACCTTTGAGTGATATTTAAATCCTACAGCCTCAACGGTTCTATGATGGTCTCCTGTAAAATCATACAAACCAGTATATCCACTTGAGTTTTTATATACTGCTAAATCCTTTGTATGGCAAACCATCAACCTGCCAGGCTTCAATATTCTATATAAGTCGTGTAAAAGAAACGTATATTGCTTGAAAAAATCCTCGTGGCTCTCATTATTACCCATATCGTGGATATAGTTAGAATAAGTAAATAAAGAACTAAAAGGAGGGCTAAATATGATTAAATCTACTGAATTGTCAGGAATACGTTTTATTTCTATACAACTATCACCTTTCATTAACCAATATTTATCTGTTTTTACTTCTTTGAACTCGTAAGAGTTTAGTAGTCCAAAAGCATCACCATTAATAAACTTATTCATTTGTGCCTGCATTTCTTTGAATTGTCTTTCTTTCTTATCAATTGATAGTTTTACATTCTCCATTGTGTCTGTTGTTATTAGGTATATATTTACTTCATTTTTTTGTCCAAATCTATATGACCGTCTTATGGCTTGGTAGAGACTTTCAAAGGAAAAATCTAAACTTGCAAATATTTGATTGTGGCAGTTCTGAAAATTTAAACCAAATTGAGCTATTTTCTTTTTTGTTACTAATACTCTAAATTCATTATTTGCAAATCCAAGTAATTTTTTTTCTTTAACTTCTGTTTTTTCACTTCCATTGACTGCTATAGCATCAGGTATTAGCTCAAGTATTTTCTTTTCCTCTTCATTTTGATTGACCCATATAATAAACGACTCCTTTGAATTATTTACGATTTCAGCTACAGCATCAAGACGTGGTATTAGTGTAATTTTAAGCTCCTTATTAAATTCTGTAGCACTTACAGACACATCATTAAATAGTTTGCCATTATCTTTCTTTTGGGTCTGTATTTGCCGTTCTATATAATTGAGACGTGGAAGCTCATACCCTTGAGCAGTAAAACCAATATCTGAAGGCTTGGTTAACATAGTAGCCCACGAACTTATCCAACCATAGAAATCACGTGTAGCGTGCCCTTTTAATCGGTAATTATTCATTCCCTCCTCTCTAACAAACCACTTAGCCCGCATATCTTGTGCATCTAAAACATTGAGAAATTCGGAATGATTTCCTATTTCATTTAAATCATTAGGACTTGGTGTAGCAGTACAACATAGTTTGTAAGGTGTATTCTTAAATTTCTCAATAAGTGCATTTTTATATTTTCCTGTAAAATTTTTAAGTATTGAACTCTCATCAAGGACTACACCGACAAATTGAGTTGTGTCTATATTATCCAATTGCTCATAATTACTTATGTATATACCTTGCAAGGGTTTATTATTGTGATATTTTTCTACCTTAATATCAAATTTTTCTCCTTCTTGTATGGTTTGTTTAGAAACCGCTAATGGACAAAGAATAAGTACAGGTTTGTCTGTATATTTGCTAACTTGATGAGCCCATTCCAATTGCATTAAAGTCTTTCCAAGCCCGCAATCAGCAAAGATTGCATACCGCCCCATTGCTAAGGCTTTACAAACAATGTAACGTTGGAAGTCAAATAAATTTCTATTAAGTTGTTGGTCTGAAATCTTAAATCCTGCTTCTATTGTCTTTCGTTCCTTCGATTTTAAAAATTCTTGATACTCATTCATTTTTTGATTTGAAATTAGAGATTTGATAAAGATTTATGCGCACTCAATCTCCTCTCAAATCGGTTTGTTAATTGTTATTTAAGTAATTCTGGGTTATCGTGAATGTTTCCAATTACTTTTATTTTATATAGTATATCTTTTAAACCTTCCTTTATTAAGGTGTATATCTTATTATCTAATTCAAGATATTTATCGTAATCACCTTCTTTTTTACTCTCATAAAGTTTCTTAGACTCTTCTACTAAAGCATAAATGTTATTTTCGTTGAAAAAATCTAATCCTTCTATATTATAGAATTTCATATCACCATCTGCAAACATAAACATTAAATCATTTAAAGTCTGTTCTTGGAAAGATAAAGGAATTAGCTTTTCTACATAGATACCTTTATATTCCCCATACTTTCTATATTCTTCATATCTCTTATATTTATCAATATATTCAAGTCCTTGATATTGAAATTTTATTTTAAAAGCACCTTCATTAAATACTACTACTCCTTTGTATTCATCTTCAATATAAAATCTTCTAATTATTTCACTATCATAATCTCCTCCAGATATAAAATGTCTTTCTTCACCTTCTTCAGCTAAGTAATTGAAATTGATTATATCACCCTCATAGATTTCTTTTCCGTTTTTGTCATATAGCCCTGTAAATTGTCCAACAGAATTTTTATCTACTGATGTATAATCAGATGCTTCTTCACATTCTTCTTGGTCTGTTATATGATATTCACCATCTACAATTACTAAGTTTCCATAATTCCATTCACTGTTGCTGTTATTGAATCCTCTGAATTTTATTGCTCTCATTACTTTATATTTTTAATCTTAGCCCCCGCTCACGGCTCGAACGTGAGTGCTTGCCAATCGGGGTGCACAATGGTACATTATAACATTGCTTATTTTACTTTAAATCTTGCTTATTAATATTTTTACTTTGATATTCAATGTTTTATAACTTATTTTTATCCTTGCTTAACAAATCATAAAACTTGCTTAATAATACCTCCCTTGTAAATTATTCACTTGTCTTTCTATCTCATTGAGAGAGATTAAATCATCAGGGGTTGGCAGGTATATACCCGCTTCCTTACTGGCATAGTCTCTGAAATTATCAATAGCGGTTGTCATTTCCTTTGTATTTAAATCTGCCGTGCTTCTCCACGCAGCCCTTACCTCTCCCGTTTTGTAATTCACATATTCAGTTAGGAATATTTGCGGATTAACTAACTTCTTAAATATCTCTTGCTTCACATATTCGGGGGTCTCTCCATATTCTAATGCAAACCACGAAAAAAGGAGATGAATGTAATTGTTCTGTGAGTAGGTGCGTTTAGGCTTCTTTTCAGTGATTTCAAAGGTCTTTTTCTTGTCAATAAGGTAACCTAACTGCTCCTTTGCCCGTTGTATATCAAATTCGTTACTTGCGTTGAAAATCATAGTTTATTATCTTTGAAAGCAAGGCAGGACTCGAACCTGCTACTATCCCGATTGATACTTGCTTTTTGGTTTCTATTTAAATCTGTAATCCCGAAGTTTCCTAATTGCTTCCTTAAGGTCTTCTACATCTTTCTTTAATCTTCTTATTTTCCCACTGTTACTATCTATTTTCAAACAGAATAGAAAGAATATAAAGAGAAGGACTATAATTGTTATTTTAGCCATAATTATAATAGAAGTTATACTAATTACCCAATATTTATTACGGGCGTTCTGCCATCTGTGATAATTACCTTATTAGAGGTCTTACCTAACATCTCAATATATTGTTGCATTAGGATTTCCTTTGTAAGCCCTACCGATTGGACTTTGTTTGTTTCAGCGTCTATCTTTGCCTTTTCTAACAGCATTCTTGAGGTCTCTAACTCATTCTTTACCCTATTGGCTTCCTGAATAGCCTTGTTTCTATCTTCTACGGCTTTCAGCATTGAAGCAGGAGGTTTAAGCCCCGATGTAAGTGTAGTAAGGTCAAAGAATTTTGTTTTAAACTCCTCTTTCAGTCTGCTTTGTACCGATAGTTCAAACTTACCTAAGTTGTTCATAAGGCTGTCAGTGGTGTAGTTTCTTGCTTCCTCACGATAAGCGTCTGTAACACGCTTGTTAAGTACATTCGCTTCTACATTGTCAAAGAACGTTTCTGGGTCTTGTATTCGGTAGTTTTTGTAATTGAACACAATCTCAGCACCTTTGCTACGAATGGGCGTATAAGTGTAGGAAGGGTCTACTGTGAATACACCCGCATCTTTTGCTGTGATTTCCACAATGGCAGGGTCTCCTGCTTGCTCCCACATTGGCACTTGGTAAAGTTCACTACCTGGACCTAACATCCCTTGCGCCCCTGTTACAATTTTGAACGAATTGATACCATTTCGTCCGTACTCTGTCATTAGAACCCCTTCATAGTTGGGTTCGGGTCTGTTACAACCTACTAAGGAGGCTATAACACTGAAAAGAAAAATCATCTTTTTCATTGCGTATAAAAAATTAAATTTAGTTACTAAAAAACTTGTTGTAAGGAAAAGCAATCAGTATAAGAATTGCTACAAGTAACCCTACAATCCATAAGTAAGGGAGTTCACTCCTGAATAATACCATTACTCCGTATGTTAATAACACTAACAGAATAATGAATGCTAATGCTCGTATGGCTATTTTTCTCATTTTCTCTTTATTTTTTTAAGTTGCTAAAAAGGTAAATCATCTTCTTCCTGATTGTTAATTATCCCAGTGTTAGGCTTTCCTCCGTTATTATCAAATGTCTGCGGTTGTGGTGCAGGAACTTGTTGTGTTGCCTGTTGCATATGTTGCTGATTAGCTACATTAGTAGTCTGTACAACCTCAATTTTCCAACATTCAATGGTGTTAAAGTACTTGGTCTCTCCTTGTAGGCTTGTCCATTCTCGCCCTTTAATATTGATATAAGCCCTTACTCTTTCCCCTACCCGCACATTATCTAATAGTGCGCATCTGCCTTGTGTGAACTGAATAATAATTGTTTGCGGGTATTGCTCCTCTGTTACTATCACCAAGTCCCTTTTCTCAAAGCCATTTGCTCCTACATATTCAGACGGGAAAATCTTTTTAATTTGTCCTTGTATTTCCATTTCTTTTACTTATAAAAACTTCTACTTTTATGCAGTTCTAATACTTCACTGCTTTCCTTTCTGTTTGCCTCGATAAACGCCTTTGCTTGTTGTATGCTAAGGTGTGTATTGATATTGCCGTAAGCGTGTGTATATTCTCCGTTGGCTCGTGCTTCTTCAATTGCTTGATGTATGTACTCCTCGCAATAGTTATGCTCGATAGCATAGAGGTCGTAGCCTTTAGCTGTGATACCTTCCAAATGTACTGTATCGGTAGCGTGGAATATTTTATACTCATAGTTACCCTTTATAAAGTCTATTATTGTGGGCTTTAAAAATATCCTCCAACCAAAATTAGGTACATCGTGGTACAGCTTTACAGGTGATACCTTGAACGCTCCATAATCGTATATTTTACCTACTTGTAGCACATCTATATTCTTTATACAAGGCAACTCCTCTAATAGAAAATTACCGCAAGCTACCCGCAATGTTGGTCTTTCAGCTTGTAACCTCTGTAAGGTTCGCAATTTTAAATGGTCGCCGTGTTTGTGAGTTAGGAGTACAATTTTCAAAGAACGTTTTACTTCTTGCAAGGCTTTGAGAGTAACGCCACAATCTACCATTATTGACTTGTCGTATATCACAGCGTTACCCTCGCTACCTGAACTAATGACTTTTGCTACTCCCATTTATTTTCTGTTAGGTTGTAAATACCTCGTGGGAAGTATTTCATTTGAGGGCATTTGTTATATTCAAAAGCCCAATCTAATCCAAAATACTCAACCATTACATCTCTTGGATTTTCAGCTGTTATCTTAATCACACAATCACGGTCTAAGGTTTGTCCATTCAGTCGATACGTGTGTATTTGTCCCAAAGTAAAATAATGTGTTTTCATTGCTACAAATTTTTAAAATCCATTTGTTTAGGGCTTTCTGAAGGGGCAGGTGTAATAGGTTGCTCAATTACCGCATCGGTAGGCTCGCTTTGCTCAATGATTTCAGTATCTATAATCTCACGCCCTCTATTCTCACTGATACCTTGTTCTTCTGAGGTGTACATTGCTCCAAGTTGTACAGGAAATGCTTCTCGTAATGCTTGTACTTTGGCTACTTTGGCAATCATTGTTGCTTTTTTGTCATTCCAATTGCTCTGTTTTTTATCATATTCAGCGGTGGTTACTTTTGCAACAAACGGCTTAATTCTATCTTTTCGATATACTTTTGCCCACGCTCCTAATACCTCATCTGATTCTAAATAGAAATTTCCTTCTACTTCTATCAGTTCTCCTTTTCTCATTAAAATAAGCCCTGCCTCCATTCCTGCATAGGACTCGTTAGCTTCTGCTCTTTTCATTAATGCTTCCTTACTAACAATCATCTGAGCTGGATTATTACCAAACTTGATAAGGTAGGCTTCATTAAGAAAAGGATTTAACTTATTGAACTTGCAGACACTCATAAACTGCATTAGGTCTTGGTCTGTTACCGCTCCGTTACCTTTAGTTAGGTAGTCTCGGATAATTTGGTAAGATAGTTTTACGTTTTCACCCGCTACTTCGTACTCTACAACGGGATTTTTTGTGTTAGTTACTGCTGTACTCATTGTATATTGTAATTAATGTTATTTGTTTCTAAGAATTGACGTAATGCTCTAAGTTGTGCCCTTGTACCACTCACACTAAGGGTGTAATGTAGTATTTCTTCTTGAGGAGCTGGTACTGCTTCATTTTTCACGATTTGTTCTTGAGGCTTCACTACTTCAGGCGCTTGCAAAGGAGCTACTTCTTTTGCCTTTGCTTCAGCTTCTAATCTCGCTTGCTCTGCTCGTGCTTTTTGAGCTTCAAGGCGTTGTAATTCCGCTTCTCGTTGCTGTTTGCGATATTGAGCGTTATGTATTGATGTACTTATATCAAATGTTTGCTTATATTCCGTTAAAATCTCAGCTTTGAATTCATCATTTTCTGAAATATTATTTACTAATGATAAATCATTTTTAATTTTTTCTATTACTTCATTTACTCGGTCTTTTAAACTCTTATCAGAAGTAGATATATTAATTTTTAAACCTATTTTAGAAAAAGGTAAGAAGTCTATTTTATTAGATTGACAAAGTTCTGTAAAGTATTCCCTTATTCGTGCTTCTTTGTCTGCTATAATCTGTTTATCAAACTCATTAATTTTTGTTTTTAATGTTTGTTCTGCATTTTCATAATGTACTTTGATAAATTTATTATATGCATTCTCAAACTCTATATAAGGTTTTTGTATTTTCTCTTTGATTTGCTTTCTTTGAGTTTCAAAATTTTCAAACTCTTTATTGAGCGTTGCTCTGGTATCCTTAACAGCTTTCTTTGTGTCCTCTGTTACAAGTTGTTTGTCTAATTCAAGTGATGTAATACGTTTTTCAATTTCTTGCCCTACATTTTCAATTTTTTCATAAACAATAATAGGGAGTTGTTCGATGGTAATTAAATTTTGTTCCATAATTTATTTTTGATTTAATATTATTTTTCTTTTTTCTTGCTGATTATTTTCAACTTCTTCTCTATTTTTCTTAGTTTTTAAATGACTATACACCTCATCTAACTCTAATACCTTATTTTTCCAATTATTTATAAGTTTATCTAAAGTATTATAAACTCTTTTTGGTACTTTTTTGTTTTGTAAAACTTTTAGTTTATCTGTCCAAGTATTAATTTTTACCTTTTTTTGGGACACCTCTAAATAAGTCATTTATGTAAAAAATTAGTTATTATTCATTATCTTAAGTTTCTATTTCATAGAAATATTGTTTAAAAAAATCCTTTCGTTCTATTCAGTTTCAAATTTTAAATAATGATTATTCGGTTATAAGAACGCACCTCCTCATTTGAAAGGATTTTCTAACTATTGAAATTTATTACTTAATTTATTCACCTTGTTGCCAACCGTTTAAACTATCATCTCTATTATCTGCAGTCCATAGATTATATAGTAACGCTTCTTCTATAGCTTGCCTTTGTCGAGGTAATAAAAAACCTTCTTTATCATCTTCATTAAAGATTTTTATATCTGTTACTTCGATTTTTCCAAAAGAATTAACATATATATTTGCTGACAAAAAACACCCTTCATAGGCTTCATCATCAATTAAAAAGTTGGTATCGCATTCACATTCATAATTGCAATACGTATAAATATATTTTAGTATTTTATCTATATCGGGGTAAAATTTGCCTGTTTTAGGCTTTGGAGAGAAAGCATCATTAGCCATTCTTATACATAGTAAATGCAAATAATCTTTTGCTATAATACCTACTTGTACGCATTGATTATATCGTTCTACTTCAAGGGCTTCTATATATGCTCTTTTTTCACTTTCTTCAAGTTCTTGGTAAGTTTTCCCATTCATTTTCCAATGAGAATTTTCAATTTTAAAATTTTTCTGATTTTGTTTGTCAGTTTCAGAAAATAGTTGTAGATTTGCACTCATGATTATTACAAAAATTTGAATGTTTAAGAAGCCACTTCTTCGGAGGTGGTTTTTTTATTTATTACTCTTGTGCCTGCTGGCTCTGTATATGTATTTCTGTTACGTCTTGTTCGCATCATCTCTTCTTTATCAAAGCCTTTAATCTCTTTCATATCATAACGTTTCGTGCCTTTTATCGGTTTTATGAAACCTTGTTTAACATATGATAAAGCCGTACAATAACTAATATTTAATTGACTTGCTACTTCTTTTAAAGTAACGCCCCTTTCTTCATTTATCATTTGTTGAAAATATTTCATAGCGTGCGCCATCTGGTCTACATTATTAGGTACAAGGTTTAATTCTTCAAGTAGTTCATTGTATTCTGTTACAAAAAGACTTTTAATATCTTCAATTATTCGTTCAACTCTTGTTTTCATAATTCACTTTTTAAATTATTTTCTTCTTTTTCAAAAAGATTTTTTTTTGTTATACCTATTACTCTTTTTACAGTAGGGTAATATCTTGCATCTACTAAGAAGTGAGTATCTTTTTTTATCCATCTGTCAATAGTAGAACGACTTCTATTTACAGCCTTTGCTAATTTGTTTCGAATAATATCACCTCTAAATTTTTTCTTTGCTTCTTTGGTAAGTTTCATTTTTTTTTATTATTTTTGACCCGTTATATAGTTGGTTATTTTGATGGTGCAAATTTATAACTATTTTAGTTATAATACAAGTTTTTAAATAACTATTTTAGTTATAAATACTGTTAAAGTTTTTAAGTGTTTGATTTTTAAATATTTATAATGAAAGATTTTCTAATAAAGAACTGGTTAGGGTTGGTGGCTGTAGTAATAAGTGTAGTTACTTGGCTTTCTTTTTGGTTAAGATTTAGCCCTTTTACTTGGGATAGTTTTAGTGTTATGGCTACAACTATGGGAGTAATTGTTACATTTTTAGTAGGCTTTCAGATTTGGACAGTTATTGATAACAAGGAGTTTAAGAAAGAGGTTAAAGCAGAACAAAAGGAAGTGAAAGATACCTTGCAAAGCGTTGTATATCAAGAATTAATAAATCAATTTATTATTAATTTTGAGTTTTCAATGGTGTATAATGAGATAGGGAGAAACTTATCTCCTTATCTAAAATTTGCCTTACAAACAATTCAGTTAGGATTGAGTTGTAATCAAATTGAAAAATGCAATTTAGTGATTAAAGGAATGTTAGAGGTTATAGAAAACAGCTCTGTTGAATTTACCAATCGGCAACACTCTATGTTACTTGATATTTTTTATAATATAAAGATACCTGATCCTACAAGCGGACTAAATACCAAAGGGTTAGAATATGTAGGAGAACGCATAAGAAAAGCAACCATAATATAAGGGAATTGTTTTCTTCATCCCCTTTGTCGTAATTATCATCGTGGGGTGTGTTTTTTCTTTCACATTGCTTATCATTTATTTGTTGTATAACATAAAAACCATTAGAGATACGTTCTCTTTTCCAGCGCATTTCAGATTCTAACAATTCTAAAAATGTTTCTTCAGACATTCTTTTAAACGGCTTCTTGTTGTCATAGTAAGAGGTCATAACAAACAAAATTTTTAAAGCACAAAGGTATGAAAAATAATTCAGATAACCAAAATAGTTATATTAATATATATCTTAAAGAGGCTTTTTCTAAACTAGGAAAAGACCAAACTGAAATAGTAAAAGACTTAGGGGTATCTCAGCCATACGTATCTAATTTAATGAATGGGAAAAAGTCTGTAGGGAAAAATATGGCTGAAAAATTAGTTAGTCTGTATGGTTTTGATAAAGCTAAAATTCTCACAGGCGAAGGCTCTATGCTCATTCCACAAACAGAAGAAGCCGTACCAGAGGAGGAAGAGGAAAGCTACTTAAGAACAGAGCGCAACAAATACGGATTATCTCTGCAAGACATACACGAACATACTCAAATATCTGTGAAAGACCTCAGCTTATACGATAGCGGAGAAAAGGAAATGCCTAAGAAGGTAAGGCGTATCTTAGAAGGTTTTTTTGAGAGGGTAGAGATGGAATACGAAAACAAAGCTGAAGATGAAGAAAGAGAGCGTACAGAAATACCTATTTTACAAACAGAAATGATGTTATCTTCTGTAAAAGTGCCTTATTATGATGTAGATTTTGCAGGAGGTTGGACATCTTACGAGCTTTCAACTCAAACTACACCTACATTTATAATTAGTTCTCCTGATTTTGCTCGTGCAGAATTTGCCTGCAATTTAATAGGAAATTCTATCTCTAACAGAATAAAAAACGGCTCTATTATTGGACTACGTAGAATAGTAGATTGGCAAGTATATTTTCCAACAAATGAACTATATGGAGTAATTACAAAAAATGATTTAAGAACTGTTAAAATTGTAAAAAGAAGTAAAAAAGAAGGTTTTTTAGAATTAATTCCTGACGCTTTACCCGAATTTAATAATCCTCCCTATGAGCCTGAAATAATACCAATTGATTATGTAGTGGATTTTTACCAAGTAGTAGCTTATGCTTTCTTTGAAAGATTAGCTTTTTAAAAAGTAAAGTATTTTGTTAAGTAATGTAAAAAAATAAAATAATTATATAAATAATGTTATCTAAATATATTTGGGACTTATACAAGGAAAGTAAGCAAGGGAAAGAAACTATTGATTTTTTTGAATATCATAATGTTTTCTGGAATGATGTAAAGGTTATCAATAAGTACAATCCTATCTATGGAAAATGGATAGAAAAAAGGGATTATGAAAGCATTATGCAAGAAATAGGTGATAGCTCTCTTGATAGAAATCCTTATTTTGATTTTAAAGACTTCTCAGAAGTAAAAAAGGAGTTTGAAACTTGTTTGGATGAAGGTATTTATTTTATATTTGATAATGATGAAAAAGGCTATGTTATAAATCCAAAAGACTACCAGATTTTTCTAAATCTACACATAGTAATATCTTTCTATTTTTACGCAATAGCTTATGAGTATGCATTTCCTTACCTATTTACATACCGATTTTTTGACTTAAACAAAATTGCTGATACTTTTAACATAGAGCTTCCAAAGCTACCTAAGAAAAGCGACTATCGCTCCCGTTGTATGTATTACATTGAGCTTTGTGAGGTGTTTTACAAGTTTAGAATAGAAAACAATCTTACCCCTAATGAATTATGTGCTTTCTTGTACGATTTTGCCCCTAACTATGTAAATAACGAAAAAACGGAAATATCTAAACCAACTCAAGCGTGGTTCATAGGAGGGTTAATCTCAGAGGAAGAACGATTGGAAGAAGTAAAATTTTGGCAAGCAAATCCTGAAACTAAAAAAGGAGATATTTTAGTACATTATGAAACTTCCCCTATTAGTGCAATTACTCATATATGGAGAGCGCAAACAGACGGAGTTATTGATCCTTTTTTCTATTATTACGCCAATTCTTATATAGGTGATGGAATTGAGATACCATACATAACACTGAAAGAATTAGAATCTGATGAATATTTTTCAAAACACCCTCTAATACGTAAAAAATTCCAAGGAGTAAACGGTTGGGCTATATCAAATGACGATTATTCACGTTTATTGCAGTTGATAAGAAGTAAAGGGTTTGATACATCTGTGTTACCAACATTACAGGCTCCTGAACCACCTCAGGGAATTGAATTGCATAATGAAAGAGATGTGGAAGTGAAATTATTAGAATATTATCTGAACCAGATAGGATATTCTGAAAACAAAGATTTCATAAGACAATTGCCGATAAAGGCAGGTAGAGGTAATAGAATATATCCTGATTATGCCTTACATTACGACAATAAAAGAGGATATGAGAAAGCAAAGATACTTATTGAGGCTAAATATCATCTAAAAAATAATAAAGAAATAGAAGACGCATTTAAACAAGCTCGTTCCTATGCTAACTTATTAGAAAGTGAAAAGATTATCCTTTGTGATAAGTTTGGTCTAATTATTTATCTGAAGAAAGGTTCTTTTGATAGATATAATTATGAAAAAGTATATTGGAATGATTTGCAAAATCCTGATATTTATAACAAGTTTGTTAATATGTTAAAGAAGTGA